GGAGAATTATTCCCATCACCAGGTGATTCAAACTTTGAAGAGTCTGACTATGAAGAATCTGTTGAACTTGGACAGTCAGGATTTACTCAATCACCTATAACTGATGGTGCAGATACGATTGTAGTTAATCTCAGATATCCTGCTTATGTTATGAAAGCACCAAGTGGAGACTTCCAAATTCAAGTTGGCGAATCTAAATTTGAAGATGGATATACTAATGAGTTTACTGTTTATGTTGATCAAGGATCTACACCACACACTGTTAGTTCTATTTTAATTAAAGATTTTGCTGGCAGTTCTATTTCGGCAACTCAACTTCGTATTGTTGGAACCGAAGTAGCAAATACTCTTCAGGCTTTCAATGTCAAGATGGTTTACCTATCTGGTTGGAAAGCAGTTGTTGAAATTGTTTGATCTAAATAAGAAGGAAGGAGTACTCTAAGCATGGCAATTAATTTTCCAACATCACCAACCAATGGTGATATCCATACCGCTGAAGGTATTCAGTGGCAGTGGGATAATACTGGATCAACCTGGAAATGTCAGGGTGTTACTGGCGTATATACATTAGGTATTGCATCTGTCAATTCACTTGGCGGAATTAAAATTGGAAATAATTTAAGCATTAATGGCACTGGAGTTCTTAGTGCAGTAATGAATCTCAATAACGAGAGTATTTCTGAACTTACTAACGTTACTTTTAATAATGTTACTCTTGATGGTAGCAATGGTGGAGGCAAAGTTCTTGCATGGGATCAATCACTGCAAGCATTTGCACCAGTTGACCAGTCAGGTGGCGGTGGAGGTGGCGGCGGTATCGCATTATCAGATCTCTCTGTAACATCAAATTCTGCTGGCACTGCATCTCTTTCTTATAATAATAGTAATGGAGTGTTTTCATATACTCCTCCGGATTTATCTGGATATTTAACTACAGTCACTGCATCCGATTTGAATGGTATTTCAATTGATGCATTATCTGATGTGGACACTACAACTACAGCACCTAGTGCTAATGATGTATTAACTTGGGACGGATCTAAGTGGGAACCAGCAGCACCATCTGGTGGTGGTGGAGGATCAGGTCTTACTAGTAGAACAACTGCTCAAGCAACTTATAATTCTGCCACTGATGGATCACTTTCCTATCTTGATATTACTACAGCAAAAACATATGCATTACTTAAGATTCAAACATCACATGCTGCATGGGTAACAGTTTATACATCAGATGCTGCTAGAAGTAATGATGTATCTAGAACTGAAGTTACCGATCCTCAACCAGGATCTGGTGTGATTGCTGAAATCATTACATCTGATGGTGGCATACAATCTATTACTCCTGGTACTATTGGTTGGAATGATGATGCAACACCATCAACAACCGCTTATGTTAAGGTTGTGAATAAAAGTGGTAGCACTCAAAATATTACAGTAACTCTACACTTTGTACAACTAGAGGTCTGATATGAAAGAATATGTTGTCTCATGTAGATCATATGAAGATCTACAGAGTCTCTATGATGACATGGAGACAGAAGGTGGTGCGCTATACATTCCAGATAGAGCAGTAGAACTTGTAGATCGTAGATCAGTTAGTAGGAATACACACTATAAATTAACAGAAGAAGAATCTGAATTAGTTTCTCAAGATGAGAGAGTTATTGCTTGTGAGTTATCTCCAGATGAAATTGAAGGTTTAGAACCAGTACTCTACGGATATACTAATCAAAGTCCGTATGATATTGTTGGTGATTTTACAAAGTATGGTACTACTAATGTAGCTCAACAAAATGATCGTCAGTGGGGACATCTTCATTCAGCTGGAACTATTGCTGATAGACAGAAAGGTGCTTGGGGGTATAATCAAAGAACGGTAACTAAAGATGTAACTATTTTTAATGATGGTCGTCATGTTGATGTAGTTATTGTTGATAGTACAGTTGGATTTGATTCTGATGAATGGGAAAGTGAAGCAATTAATCCAGGACAAAGTAGATTTGTTCAGTACGATTGGTATGCAGAACATCCTAGTGTAGGTTATGGTGGTAATTATCCACACGTTCCTATTGGTAGTGCCCATGATCATGGATGTCATGTTACAGGTACTGTTGCCGGAAAGTATTATGGGTGGGCAAAAGAAGCAAACATTTATGCGCTTACTTTTGGAGGATCGCATGGAGCTCTGAGAATTTTTGATTATGTAAGAGAGTTTCATAGAACTAAACCGATCAATCCTGTAACGGGCAGAAAAAACCCTACTATATGTAATAACAGTTGGGGATATAGTTGGACTGGTGATTGGAATTCTGGTGATGTAGAGTATGTTACTTACCGAGGAACGACTTATAATGCTAGTAGTCCTGGTCCTTCAGGGTGGACTAATGACGGAATCGCAGCTGACTTTGGTATTAGATATAATGCAAATGGATTTCCTTCTAGATATGAAGCTCTAGATCTAGATATTGTGGATGCTATTGAAGAAGGCATTGTTATGATTGGTGCTGCCGGTAATTCAAATACATATTGTGTCCGTGAAGGTCATCAAGATTATAATAATAAAATTAAGATAAGTGGGTTTATTCGTAATATGCATAGAGGGAGCTCCCCTTCCCATGCAAAAGGTGTGATTTGTGTAGGTTCAATTGACACTGCTAGCGATCATCGCCGCTCATCGTTTACAAACTTCGGAGAGAGGATTGATGTCTTTGCTCCTGGTTCAAATATTCTTTCTATTGGTGGTAGTAATAATTACAATAAAAATAGGGGACCTATTACAAGACCAGGATATTCTGCTGGTGTTGATAATATGCTAACGATTAGTGGTACTAGTATGGCATCACCTCAGGTGTGTGGTATCCTTGCTTGTGCTGCTACTGGTAGAGAAAGATTTACTAATGATGATGCAATTCAATTCATTAGAAATTTTTCTCGTGATAACTTGATGGACTTTGATATTGTTGGTTCTACTGGTAACAGTTATAACATTAATATTGATAGAGCTCAAACTACAACTCAAGATTATTACTTAACTGGAACAGATGCCAATGGTAGTATTAATGGACTTGATCCGACTATAACTATTGATCCTAACGATACTTTGATTATCACTCTTCCTTCTGCTGGTGGATATGTTTACTATCAGGTAGATGCTGGGCAAACTGGTAATGGTTATCAAATGACTGATACTAATGGATCTCAGAGTTGGAACCCTACCATAAACCTTACCGTAGGTGACAACTTTGATATGGAGTTGTCTGCAAACATGACTAGTCACCCAATATATCTTAGAGATAGTAGTGGAAATAATCTTACAACAGGGGTCACTGGTCAGGGATCTAATTCTCAAGGGGACCAAATTCTATGGGACACAACTGGATATTCACCTGGAACATACAAGTATCAGTGTGGTGCTCACCCTGGTATGCAAGGAACTATTAATTTAACTGCTGGATCATCTTGGACTCACCCTCTTTACATTAGAGATTCAAGCGGTAATAACATTCCTGGTGTAACTGGTCAAGGATTTGCTAACAATGCCACTCAAGTTACTTGGACACCAGGAAGTACATACTCTGGACAGACAGTTAAGTATCAGTGTGGTAATCATAGTAATATGGAAGGAAGTATTGTTATAAATGCTGCAAGTAATATAGGACAGCAAGGTGGATATGATGATTACACTTGTTCAAAAGGTAGTCCTAACCGAGAAATATTTTGTAGCAATCCAAGACTAACTACTGGATATATTTCTGGGTTTAAACAATCTACATTGAATAGTAGACGCCGTACAGACAGAGAAGATAACAATGCTAACCAAAATAGGCAACTCTATCCAAGAGTTAATGGACTTTATAAACAATAAATAGAAGAGCCTCGTTGTGTGCTCATGCCAGAAGAAGTCAAGAAGGAAGAACCTAAGAAGAAAGGTCTGCTAGGTAAAATTAAAGAGGCAGCAGATGACAAAGAAGAACAGCTTGCTATTTTGTCTACTTTTGTTAGGCTTGGCATCCTTGTTTGGAGCGGCGGAATACTCACGCTCGCTTATATTAAACTACCCCCTGCACTCGGTGTCCCCGAGCAGAAACTAGATCCGACTTTCATAGCCAGCGTTTTCACGGGAGTTTTAGCTACTTTTGGTGTCCAGGCAGCAAAGAAAGCGGGAGAAGGTGGTGGTAATGGTGGTGGTATCACTAAAGAACAGATGGAAATATTGATTGAAAAGGCAGCACAGACTGCACCTACACAAACTATTCGTATTGAGCAGGCACCAATCAAAATTTCTACTGATGAAAAATATAAAATGTAACGGAGAATAAAATGCAAAAAGTAATTAACGTTTTAGCAGTACTATCATTTGTAGGAACTGCAGGTATTGTCGGCGGTGGTGCCGCAGTATATCTCAATAAAGATTCTATTGTTGAGAACATCAAGTCCCAAGTTGCAGCAGCTGCTGGCGAAGCAATCTCTGGTGCTCTTCCTGGAATGATGGACTCTGCAATGCCAGAACTCCCTGGTGCTACTGGAGGTGTTGTCGGTGGTTCTGCTGCCACTGGTGGTGCTGCTATTCCTTCTTTGCCATTCTAACTATGACTAACGAAACATTTAGAGTAGATGGAACTGAAAAAGTTGGGGCACCGAATAAGTCACCAGTCAAAGGTATTGCACTGACACTAGGTGGGATCTTTGCTTTAGCACATGTTGGTTTGTTGGGTTATGTAATCCATAGACCAGAAGAACCACAAGTTCCAAACGTACCCACAATCAATATCCCTCGTGGTCCTTACTCATCTTATACTATTAAAGCAGGTAAGGATGGATATGAAATTGAGTATCGTGCAAACGATCCTAAAGTTCTACAGTCCGATAGATCCTTAGACCTTCAAAAAAATCAAAGTGGATTCTTTGGTGGTAAGAAATATGAGAACCGTCGTGAGTATCGTAGCGATCAATTCACTATGGAAGGCACCAGAAATATGGGAGGTGTTGGAGGAGACAACGAGGGAAAGTTGACTGCAAAAGAAGAAGAGTGTTTAGTGGCGGACGCTGGCGCACGGAGTCAAGGTGCAATGGCAGGTAGTGCTATCGCTGCTGGTGTTGCTGTTCCTGCTGCTGTTGGCATCCCATACGTTGGATGGTTAGCAGGTGGATGGGCACTTCTACTAGGACAAAAGGCAGGATCCTCACTTGGTTCTACAGTTGGTAGTGTATTTAATGATTGCTGATGGACATACCTAACATTAATATACCTGATAATAGTATTAGTATTGGTGATATTCGCGATGTAAATATTAATGTAATGCCTGATTGGATGACTAATCCTCCACAGGCAATTCCAATTTACCCACCCGTGACTACACAGGTGGGTGTTCCTATTGTTAATATTCCTGGATGTGTTGAGTCACATAGGGATAGTAGCGAGAATCAAACACTCAAAGAAGAAGACAAGGATGGTGTCCGGACATTCTGTGATGCAGGAACACCTAGTTTTAATCCAATAGATTATGATCCAAACAGACTAGAAGTAACTACAAAGTCTCCACCCCCACCACCATATAAAGCACCAGAAGCAAAACCACCACCAACTCCTGAAGCACCAACACCTCCTAAGACTGATGCTGCATTAGCAGAGTGTCCGAGTAGAGCACAAGAATTAAAAAACCCTGTAGGAAAGATCCTAGAGGGTAATAAAAAGATTACTGGGTATGAGACAGTAGGAAAAGAATGTCTCCCCGTATTTGAGAACCTTACAATACCTGATCAGATTGTCCAGAACATACCTTCAGCAGGTATGATAACTGTTACCGCCTCAATTGCTGTAGTTGCGACGACCTCTGCACTGCTCGCAAAGCCTCTTGCTGATCTTTTGTTAAAAGTGGTGAAACCTGTGA